ATTTTCTTTTCAACAGCTTTTTTAATCTTACCTGCTTTTTCATCTGCTTCAACAGCCCACTTAGGGGCTGCTCCTTCATGTATAAGGTCTAGCATTGCAGGAATGCCAGCTGTAGAATACACAATGCCAGGAACTGTGTCTTTTTCTTTGCTAATGTACTTATCCACAATTTTCGAAGGTCTAACATCAGGCATAAGATCAGCCCATTTTGCATTCCCTTCTTTATCAAGCCCCATCCAATTAGCTTTAAAGCCGGCTTCAGCTTGCTTAGCAAGCGGCTTAGCTTTGTCGGTTAGCTCAGAAGTAATACGTTTAATTTGCTCAATTCTGCGTTCACTCATTAGCGTATTTCTCCATTAGCTGTTGAAGTACACGTTCATCTTCATTAGTGTTTGCTGATTCACCCATCAACCGATCAATCACTTGCTGTTCTGTTTCTTTAACAGGTAATGGTGTTGATTCATCTTCTTCAACATCATCAGCTGAAGGCTCACCTATTGATCTTGCAATTGCTGATGATACAGCTTTCTCTCTTCTGCCTGTCTTAGATGCTTTCTTCACTATTGCGCCTGATGACTTTTCTATTGAATTAAGCACATCATCAATTTCTTTTACTGAAGAAGCTTTAAGCATGTCAGCTAATTTACTTGCTGTTTTCTCATCAAGTGAAGTTCTTGATTGTAAGAATTTTAGCACTCGACCAACCATACTACCTGGGCCTGCAGTAGTTAAGTCAACTACATCGCCTGCAACATCAAGAACTGTTGAAGATTTTTTAAGGTCTGCCAACGCTTCTTGTTTGTTTGCAGTGCGACTATTTCTAATTGCATCTTGCGCATTTCTAAATAGTTGTGCTTCACGATGTAGCGCTTCTTCAAATAGTTTATACTCATTTGGGTCTTTAAACAACCCTTCAAGTCGTTTACGAGTAGATGGTGCACCAATAACACGTTGTGCTGCATTGATTTGCTGTGGTGACTCCATAATCTTACCTAAGATTGACTGAGCAACACCTGCACGAAGTGCATCTTGTTCACCTTGTGACATTGTTGCAACTTTATTCAGTACTTCTTTTGGTGTAAATTTTGGTGATAAATAATCTGTTCTACCGAATCGTAATGCATCAAGCGTTTCTGCATCACCTTTATATGTAGCACGAGCTTGTGCATAAGGTGATACACCATTTACTTTAGTAACATCATCAATTACACCTACATATGCATTCTTAAGATCTTTTAAAGCATTTGCTTCTGCTTTAGACATACCTTTACCACTAGTAAAGCCTTTGTCAATCAGTGCATCAATGCCTCGTTTAATATAGTCAAGTGTTTGAACATCGGGTACTTCACCTGTTCTTACATAGTTACCATCTGCATCTTGCTTGTAGATTTGCTTAAGCTGATACTTAGACGCATCTTCACCTCTAAGTTCTGCTGCTTTAGCCTCTTTGCCAATGATTAAACGAGCTTCTGCATAAGCATCTCTGAATGTATTGTCTTCAAGAACTCTTGAAATACGTGGGTCATCAACTTCGCCTAGTGCATAAGCTTTGTCATACATTGTTCTAGCATTGCCACGAAGCTTACCTATTAATGAGCTTTCTTCATCGGTATAGTCGACACCTTTACCAATTGACTTTTGTGTTTTCTGGCCTACAGATTCACGACCTTCTGCTAATCTTTCTTCATACATAGAGCCAAGTTTCTTACGACCTGCTCCTGGTCTTGTGACAACTGCTTCAGCTAAACTAGCAGTTGAAGGTGATGCATCAGCTAGAGAAGACTTAACATCAAGCTTTCTGTCTCTTGCCATTCGTTGACGAACAGCATTCACATCCATCTCATCACGACCCATTGCTTCAAGTACTTTCCTTGTTGCACGTTCCGATACAGCTTCTTCAGAAGGTCTCAGAGCATTCTTTGCAGCACTCATGCCTTTACCTATGACCGTTCCTGTTTTAGCAATTGCAGGGCCTAAGACAGCGCTGGTTGCTGCACCTTCAGCAGCTGATTGAAGACGATTTCCTACACCGCCTTGACCAGCACCGAACCCTGATATACCGCCTTGAAGAGCACTTGTGCCTGCTAATTTTGCTACAGTAGGCGCCATTCTTACTACGTTTGCTGCGCCTGCTGCTTGACCACCTGGAATAAGCATAGAAGCTGCTGTAGGTAACAAACCGCTTACTAATTCAGTCGTTAATGCTGAACCTGGGTGTTTTTTAGCAAACGCTTCGTATGCTGCACGTTCTTCTTGCACAATTTGTTCATAAGGTCTGTCTTCCATCATGGCTCTAACACGAGCAATAGCTTCATCACCAAAGCTCATGCCTAACCCTTGTCCAATAGCTCGACCAAAGTTAGCAGCACTATAATCGCCACTTGTGTCAGTCATTGGGCGACCACCTGTTCTCATATTAACAGCGCCGCCTCCTCTCATGTCTTGTTCTTCCGTAGCATAGCCACCATGAGCATACCCTATACGACCACCTTTAGCTTTTTCATCTGGACTTGATCGATCTAGATCAAATGCGCCTGAACGAATCGATTTAACTTTTTCTTTATTGTCTTTAAGCCTGCGAACAGCTGCTGTAATTGATTCTTGAATGAGAGCGTCACGTTCTTCAGTGCTCATGTCAATGGCACCTTCAAGACGTAATAATAATCTTGCTTCTGCATCAGATGGGTTACCACCAAATGTAGCCTTAAGTGAACCAACAGCTTGACGTGTCAGAATATTCTCTAGTTCAGTAGTAGCTTTAACGCCTTCTGAGCTTTTAAACCCAGGTAGATTTCTAGCAATAGTTCTACGAGCACCTGCAGTTGCTCCTTCATATGCTTTTTTATTTATCGATAAGGCTTTATTTAGCAGCAAAAGAGCGCTTGTACTTGACTTAATCGCGGCATCAGCATTATAAAGTTCATCTTTGTCTTTTGCGCCTAAGTGTGTGCCTGCCTTAAGAATTTTATCTACTTCAGCTTGGTATTCCGGAGTACCAGGCTTAAAGCCTTTGTCTGCTGCAAGCTTACCAGCAGGTGACTGAGGCTTAGGCTCTTTTGGTTCACTTGTGCCTGTTGAATCTTTAAAGTTGTTTAGCTTTCTAATCTGAGCTGTAGCTGCTTTTCTTACACTTGGAGGTTGTGATGTGTCATCCGCAATTCTTTGAAGAGTAATTACCTCAGGCTCTTTAGGTTTTGAAGAACTTCCTGGGTGTGTTGATGACTTAGTAATTGCATCATCTAATACTTTCCAACGAGGATCTGTCTTTTCATATTGGTCACGTTCAGCCATCATTTGTGCAATAGGCGAACGCTTACCCGCATGCAGCTTACCTAGCTGGCTTGTTAATTTAATTTGTTCATTTAGATCATTTACGTCACCGGCTGATGCTTGAAGTTTGTATTTTTCCATCAAGTCTTCATAGTCACGTTTTCTTTGCGATCTTTTTTCAAGTTCAGGCGCTAATGCTTCACTAAAATTACCTAGCGATTCACCGAAACCGCCTGTTCTTGTAGGCTTACCTAGTGCACCTGCCAGACGAAAATACATTGCAGCATCTTCAACACCTGTGTTTTGCGATCTAGCAAGTAGTCTTTCAGTTGCAGCTTTAAGCGATGCACTTCTTTCTGTCGATGCTTTAGTTGTTGCAAGTGTTTGTCTTTTAAGCAAGTCTTGTAATTGTTTTGCATACGGATTTGTTGAGTCAATTGATGCATCAAACAAAGGCGAATTCGACGCAGGTGTTGACTCACTTATCGAAGATTCGTCACTTTCAAATAAATCAGCCATGTAATCCTCTTATCAAGGTTGTTTGTTTAAGCTTTTAAGGCCTGAGTATGACAAGCCAGCTTGCGCTAACTGTGTAATCAATGATGGTTGGTATGTGCTAGCAGGGCCTGTGGACGATGTGTAAGCTGTTGTAGGTATTTCTAATCCGCGAATTGCACTGTTTAAGAATGAAATCATGTTCTTTGGGTTATCACGTTGCTCAATAAAGTCTTGGTATGCTAAGTCTAACCCTCGTTGACGAAGTTGTTGCTCTTGTGAGCCAATATCGCCTAGTGTAGCGGCTTCAGTTAAGCCCATCGCTTGAGTTTGTTTGCCTAAGTCAGCATATTGTGAACCTAGTGCCATTAAGCGTTGCAAGTCTTGGTTTTGTAATGTACCGGCAGACTGACCCATCTGAGCAAGACGTTGTTGCTCATTCTGGAATTGTGTGCCTGCTTGTGCATAACCTCTCTCAAGCGCTTGGCTTTGTGCTGCCAATGTAGACTCTTGTAAGTCACGCATTGACTTACCTAGTGCAGTTCCGCTTCTGCTACCGCCAAATGAACCACCGCCAATAAATTGATTTTGAATCGTTGGAATAATTTGTTCTGATAACTGTCGATTTGCTAATTGCCCTAGACGGTCAGTTACTTGACTCGTATATGGGTTCATATAGTCACTAACACCTTGAGGAATTGTCTTAGATGCTTGACTAAAGTAAGGGTTAGCAGCACCCATAGCAGATGATGAACCTGCTTGATTATATGTTTTTAATGCATCATTTACAAATGGCTTATACACACCCGCTGCATTTTGTGCTGCTTTAAACGCGCTTAATTGGTCTTGAGTGAAGTCAGCTACACGAGGGCCTGTGTACAACCGAAACGGCTCAGCTGCAACGGCGTTTGCTTTCGCAATCATACCTTGCGTATAGTCGTTGTACCACTTAGGCGTTGTTGATGTAGTTTCGCCGAATGTAGTTACTGATGCAGGTGGCTTACCACCGAACAGAAAGTCTAGAACGTCTGCCATTATGCCATCCTTTGTTTAAGATACGCTAAAGGTGATCGAGCATTAGGAGAAATCTGCCCTTTTGATAATGCACCACCTTTTTGTTTTCTAACTTGTTGTCTCATTCTGTCAAGCTGCTTTGCACCTGCATCTTGTGAGCCATTGCCTAGTAAAGCAACTGTCTCAGCATCAATTACATATTCACCATCTGATAGCATAGCAGGAATATCATCAGTTCTACCATCACTTATAGGGTTACCACCTTTGTTCATCTTAACTGAGCTTAGACCGCCTCGTTTCATAGGTGTAGAGTTACCGTACTGAGGAACTTGACCGTAAGTATAGTAAGACGGATTAGTCGGCATAACTTGACCGCCCATCGCATATTGAGGCATTTGAGTAGGTGGTAGGATTGCACTTAAGAATGATGCTGGGTTTGTCTGATCCGCAGTAGGTGTTGATAATATAGGTGAATTAGTTACTTGCTCCATTGAGCCTGTTGGTGCAATCCCTTGTAAAAACCCTCTTGATGCAGTATCTGAAACTGATTGAAGAGCACTACGAGGATTTTGTGATGTTTTAAGATCACCTTGCTGAGGAATATCAGTAAAGAATGAAGGTTGTTTATATTGACGTGCATATTGCAAGAAATCAACGTCAGTTGGCATACGCACTTGGCGTGTTGCTAATTCACCAACAGCGCCTACTGGCACTATCTTATTACTACCGTCAACCACAGTAGAAGCGCCTGATGAAGCACCTGAGTTTGCATTGTATGCAGGGTCTTTAACCCAGTAGTAATCATCTTTTGCCATTGTTCTAAAAAGTGCGTTCCATAAAGGAGATCTTCCTTGTGAGTTAGCGTTTAGATATTCGTTATGTTGTTGCTTTACATAATCCCTATCTTCAGCGCTTAAATTTTTTAATGAGTTATCGTTTATGCCAAAAAATAAATTCTGAAGACCAGCTTTATGCGGGTCATATAATTTATAGCCTTCTTTTACTTCTCCAGCTTTAGCAAATTTTCGACGACCGTATTCGTCGTATTGTGGGTGTTCTGCATAGCCACCGTCAGCAAAATGCATTAATCCGCCTCTTTTAGCTTGTTTTGTATAGTCTACATTTGAAAAGAACTGATTTTGTCCAGTGTCACGACCGTATCGTTGCCAGTCAAGATTTGGGTCAATGTATTCACGGTTCATTGTGTAAATAGGTAATGGCTCATTAAACTGTTGCTTAATTGCAGCTTGCTGTTCATTCTGTTGATTCTGTTGATTCTGTTGATCTTGCTGTTTTTGCTGATCTGCCAATGATGAACTACGTGTGCCTAGCACTAATGCGCCTACTGCCAATGGGTTTGTCACAGAATCTATTGCCATTTGAGCCCACCCAGGTGATGTAGGCGCGGCAGCAGGCGCAGGGGATGCTGCTGAAAGCTGAGCGAGTGGCGAATAAACTTTAGGGGGCGTGTACCCCACTGAGTCTGTATTAGACTGCCCTGACATTAACACACTAGAATTTGGGTTTGTCAACGGCGCTTGAGCAGCTTGCGCCGTGTTGTATGTCATAGGGTCCATACTGTACATGTCGGAGATGTCACCTGGAGCTCTAGAAGTACTAAGGTTTGCTGATGCTACATCTGTCGTCGGGTGGAACCCTTCAGGACCTATTGTGTTAGGCGCATCTCCAGGAGGTGGCGCTTTACCCGTCCATGCTGCAGGTAAGTACTTATCTGCTGCTAATTGAATACCAGCGCCTGCACCACCCATCACGGCGCCTTGTAAACCTGCTTTAAGCGCATCTTTTCCGCTAGAACCACCCATGTATGCAGCAGTTGCTGCAGTTGTTGCACCACTTGCAGCGCCTCCAATAACTTGGCCGAACCCTTCAGCAATCGATGAATAACCTGCACTAGCAGCTGCACTAGATGCTGCACTTCCTACTGTTGCACCAATTGAAGCGCCTATGCCTGATGATACGCCACCAATAACGGCACTCTTTAGTGCATCTGATGCACTACCGCCTTGAGCTAAAGTAATTGCACCTGCAATAATACCTGAACCAATAGCTGTTGCCACTGCCGTACTGACTGTGGCTCCAATAATTGCAGCTGTAGCGGCACCAATTGCTGCTGATGTACCTGTAGCTGCTGCTGCAATTAGAATGACTGGTGGCATGTTAGAACTCCATCGCGTAAGTTGTGTATTCTTTTCCGCTTATCATAGCCGGAAAGACCTTGATAGGAAGCCCTGTCATTTGGATAACAGCTTCTAATCGTTTCTCTTCAGTGTACCCATATGCCATCTTGACTTCAATATTTCGTAAATATGCAGCAAGCTGTTTAATGTCGCTGGCTAGCTGTGAAGGAGATGACTCATGCCCAATAATGTGAATTTCTACAATACCTTTTGCACGAACTTGAATTAAAAATAAAATATTACCGATATGCACAAGCTTTGTACCTGGCTCAGACACAACAGTGCCTAGCTTATTCATCATTTCCTGTGCTTTATCTGCCGAACCTTCTTCTCTTACAAAGTGGTTCCAAGCAATGTCTTGTATTTGTTGTGCTTCAGCTGCGTCAGGTTGTCCTGTCTGTTGAGTGTTATCCATGTTTTTCCTTAGTCCATAACTTGTACAAAACGACTAGCCCATTCTCGCCAATCGGAAAAAGCACGTGCGTCTGGTGGGTTTTTTGAAGTAATTCCTGCAATTGCACATAAAGAAACTGCCCAGTCTTGCCAGTTTTCTGGTTCGTCAAGTTGTGGCATATTGCCATATACGTTTAAGTCGAGCACCATTTGATCAGCCCAATCTTGCAATTCGATCATAACAGGTAGCGTTATCAATTTGTTGCTCCGAGTACAGTTCCGTCAGCTTCTTCTATGTGCGCAATCACTTGGCCCATCTGATAGTCGCCGTTTATCGTATTTGATTCGAACCTAAATCGCATTTCACGACGTATGTCTTTAAAGTACACAACTTGTTCATAAGGTGTTGATGGATTGTCAACAAATGTCTTAGTTTCACCTGCAATTTCTTTAGATCTTGAGTTTGCGCGACCTGTAATTTGAACAGTCATATCGCCTGTTTGCACAAAGTCAGGTTCCATTAGTTCGCATCTAAGTGATTTGTTCTGACCTGTTGTCACAAGATTGCTCATGTCTGCAGTTTCAAAGTATGACTGAATCGGAATTACATAATTAACGTCAAGTTCGTTTACGCCAACTTCATGCTGCCATAATTTGTAGTTATTGGATAAAAACAGTGACCTAATGTCGCCAGTAAGAGTTGTTCTAATCAGCCCGTCTATTGTTGTTCGTACATCAGGCGCTGCCCTATTTGGGTTGTACAATGTGCCTGTTAAAAATGGAGTACCGTACCTAGGTATAAATTCACCTGCAGATCTACCTTCATTTGGTAATTCTGTGTCATACCATGTATTTTCTTTGACGTTATAGATAATGGCATGCGTGCATTCTGTCGCATCACCTCTAGGGTAACACCACCAGATCTCACCAAACCTAGGAACTTTAAACGCAAACACTTTTTGTGCATAGTTTCGATTAAGACTATCAAAGAAATAATTAAGATTTAATCCGTTCTCAATGTCCCTAACAACACCATTAAACATGTAGAAGCGATCTGCACCAATCCAGAAATACACACCGTCATACTCAATAGCGCACATAGGCGATAAAATTGATGATGAAGAAGTAATTGTGTCAAACTGAAATACTTGAGCGCCTCCTACAAATGAAGCTCTTACGACTGCATCAGTTGACCAGTATAGACCAGAAGGTGAATTTCCTGGGCCGCCTCTTAAAGGCATACCACGTACTATTTTCTGTGCAGCAATACGTGCATTGCCAGAACCTTCGCCAATTAAGTCGGCAGGGTTTCCTGGTACTGACCATCCTAATGAGCCGTCGGTCCCAAAGATGGTCAGGTATGGGTGGAGAACACACACACCTCCTGAAGCAGATACGCCATCAGGCAAAGTTAGCTCAACAAGACGATCATTTGCTTGCATGTCGCCATAAAAGACTTGGCCTGAGATTGAGTTATACAATGAAGCAAGATTAGGCGCTGCTTGAGCAATAATCTTATTACTTGGCGTGAGACTAATTGAGTCATATAAAACATCAAATTGCCAAGAGTTATCTAGCTGACTATTTAAAGTAGCAGGTGTTCGATCAAACACAAGACCTGCATTTGCATCAGCATCAAGTGTGAATTTCTCTAAAAAGCTTACGCCGCCAGAATGAATAAACGTTGAATTGTTTTGAGTAAATGACTTAATGCCTCTACTGATTTCAGCTAAATAGTTAGTGACATTTCTATAGCCGCTAATTTTTCTTGGCAATCCTCTCTGAAAACGAACCCATTGTCCGTCGACATAGTAATCACCTTCAAATTTAGTTCCGTCCCTTTTAATGCCAGGAGTAGAAATAATTCTAATAGGCTTTGCTGCCATTAAAAGCCTCCGCCGTCAATCGGGTTCAAGCCTAGATTAGTTACTGCTTGAGCTGCTGTAATTGCACCTGTGCCACCCTGTGCAATTGCAATTGGGAACCCAACCCCGCTACTATCTGCAAACACTACTTGTGTGCCATTACAATATAAAATTGATGCTGTATTTGGGTTGATTTGAACGCCTGTTGTTAATGATGTTCGTATTGTTAAAGTATATGGGCCTGTTGTTGAATTAGTAACCCAATATTGTTGAACAGTATTTGGGACATACACTGTACGATCACCAGTCAATAACCCTGTAAAGTTGTACGAAATACGATTTAATTCAGAACCGGTTAGCAAATAATTGCCTGCGCCTGAAATATTAATTGCAATATAGTCAAATGCAAAACTAGCTGTTTGACCAAGACCTAATGTGTAGTAACTCACACCATCTGTCATTACAATACATGAGTCTAACGGTTGCAAGTAAATTGATGCGAATGTATCAATTGTGTCTGAGCCTGTTGCCTGAATTAATACTGTGCCGGAACCGCCGTTTTTAAATTGAACAAACCAGTTATTGCCTGCAACAACTGCTTGAGGCAAAGTGAAAGTACCTGCGCCGCCATTCCACAAAAATGTTGTTGCTCTATCAGGTACAAGCACTGAATAGTTTGATGAATACGCTGTAATAGGCATTGACTGTGACAAAACAGAGCCTAGTGCAATAATGCCTGTTCCTGCTAATGATGCAGCATTTGCAACAGATATAGCTGCACCGTATTGATATGCACGCCATACACCCGCAATCGTTGAATTTGAAGTTAAGTAGATCTGCCAAATAGCCCCTGGCACAGGCGAAACAATTAAATTGCCTGCACGATCTTTTACGTCAAATTGAATTCCTCCTACATTATTAAATAAGATGGTTGAGCCTGTTGATGTAGCATTTGCAGGCGGTAAATAAATTGTTCTGCCTGCTTGATATGCAATAACGTCAATAATTGTTGCAGCAATTTGCGTGTCAGGGTTAGCTTCTAAAGGCCAAGTTAAATCAACATCTGAACTAGTTAACCCATATGATGTATAAGAAGCATCAGCAGCTGCAATATTCGTACCACCAAAGATATTAGTATATGTTGTCATTGTTAAGCCTCTTGCCTTGTTGTCGATCTGTCTATCATTTTCTTAATGTCTTCTGTATTTAGCGAATCAACAGCCATTTGATAAAAATTTAACCACACAGGAATTCGATCATCATTCTTTAAAAATGGAGTAGCTTCAAGCAATGTACCGTATAAAAGTGCATTTGGTGCAAAATTTGTTAACCAGTTTTGCTGAGTTGTTTCATCAAGCAATTGTGGCAATTCGTAATAGACAATTTCAATTGGGTATGCATTATCAGGAGTTGGCGCAAAAATCCAATGTTGATAGTCATAGTCAGCATAAAACAAAGGTTGCGCTGTAATTTCATCATTAGGCCAGTATGTTCTACAATATTCATAGCTTCGAGTAAATAATAATTGTCTATCCACTGACCCAGAACCTGTTCCTACGTTCATTGAAATTGTTTCTCTCCATCGATCAGGCTTAGGCATAACTGCAACACCTGTCTGCATTGTTGATGACACAACAGTCTGAAATCCTTGAATCTTAATGTCACGAGCGATCCTACGCTCAGCAAAATTAATAAGCTTAGGTATCTGTTCATATACAATTGGGTCAGTTGCAACTGATGCGCCACGCTCAAGATAATTTCTTACATCATCTCTTAGTGATTGAAAAGTCATTGCTTGTGGCATATTTTTCCTAACTTAAATACATTGCACGTTCTTCGTTTCGACGGCGGGTCAAGCCCTTGCTTACGATGCCGCTTGCTTTGTTGTACAGCAAGATAGCATCTGCTGCATCTTCATACTCTTCTCGGTTGTGGCGCATTCTGATGCTTGAACGCTGCAAAGCTCCGAGACCGCAGTTAAAGGAAAAGCTGACCATAGCGTCAAACCTGCCTTGATTAAGACCACGAGGGCAAAAACGAGATACGCCTGACTCAAAACGTCGAATATCACTCCTAAGTATCTCATCGACTTCCTCCATTGTCAAAGTCCTATTCCATTCTGTCGGGCATGTCAACTGCCCTGCAGCTTTAGCTGCTTTACGTTCTTCTAGCTTCATCGCCATGTGTTGCGGAGGAGCAATTAAATGCCCTACCCCAGTAGTCCAGAGCAGTATGTGATCGAGGTACGGCTTGACCCGTACCCCTTCATGATGCTTAATTGATAACAAGCAACGATCTGATATGTTCATTTTTTACTAAATGCCTGAGTACCAAACCAAAATGCAATAATGGAAACTAAAATCTGCATCTCATCTTGGTCAAAGATATACTGCATAGCTTTGTAGAAATCCAATCCACTAGACCATGCCCATATAATGCCAGATATGTCTACAATCATTAGCAAAATAACAAACAGGTATGTCACCACTGGGCGCACTGATGAGCGTAAGTTAATGACCCACTGGGCTGCGCCTTTGCCGATTTCTATGTCGTGTTGATACAAAGCTTGGCGTTCTTGCACATTAGCTTGAATCTGAATCTGCTCAGTATGGATAGCTTCAATTTTTTCTTGTGAAGCAAAGCCCGCCATCTGCATCTTCATCTGCTGATCCATCTGCATTTGAGCTAATTGCAACTCATGTTTCTTGTCTGAGCGATCTTGAAAGAATGCCAGCAGCTTAGGTAAGCCACCCATTAAGAACGACAGTGTTGTTGAGATTAGTGTTAGCATTATTTTTTAACCCTTTCTTCCATAAGTTTGACCCGTACTTGAAGGTCATGAAGGTCTGTATAAATAGCTTCTTTAAGTTTATGTCTAGCTTCAGCAGATAACGGACTATCAGTTGGCACACCTTGTGGCGTAATCAAAGCTGGCATAGCGCCCTCTATCTTTACTAGGCGCTCGTTAAAAGAACCTACTTGGTTAAGCAGCCACAGTATTGATGACAATAGCAAAGGTAAAAGAATCTTAGCTATATCTTCCATTTTAAAGTTCATTGCGCCCCCTGATCAAACATCCATTTAATGAACCATGCAAACCCTGCAAGAATTAGCGTAATCACAAACCCACCTAAGCAGTTGTAAACTATGTTCATCGTCCTAGCAAGTTTACGTTTCTTGCGCATCTTCTCAGCTACTAAAGCAAGTCGTGCTTCTGTTGCTGCTTTCCTAGCTTCTTCTGCTTTCTCTGCACGTTCTTGGCGCACTTTATTCATGCGTTCCCAGAACTCTTCCCACATGCCACTCTCATCAAAGTGGTAAATCATGACATGCTTGATCTGAGCGTAATACTGTGCAATTTCACGATCCGCTGCCATCATGTCCATCACGTACTCAGCATCGCTTATTGGATCATCTACTGACTGCCCGTTTGCTATTGCTTCGTCTTGCTTTTTCTTTGCAACTTCTAACTGCGCTCTATTTGATTCGTACTTACTTGCTGCTGCGAAAAACTTCTTCACAGGTGAAAGTGACTGCCCTAACTTTTTTCCTGAGTCAACACACTCTTGTATACTATCAACAGCTTCTCTCGCTTCATCGGCTGCTGATTTAACTGCGTTAACTACAAGCCGCACACCCTGTATAGCAATTCCTATAGTTATCGGGTCGATCATAAATTACTTTCATTTGTCTGCTTTATTGTCTAGCTTGTCAAAAATTTGCTTAAGCATTGACTTTACATCGTCAATGTCTCTTCTATAGTCATCTTTTTGAACATACATCATAGGCAATGCGCTTACTTTGTCTTCAAGTCTCACAATTGCTCTAGAAATGTTGTTCAATACCCAACCACCTAAACAACCAGCAACTGCAAACCCTACATTGATTAAAAATTGAGGGTCCATTACGTTGAAATCCTATACATAATATAAGTATTTGCGCTTGATCTACGAATTCTAAACAATCCTGCTGAAGTAGCTTGAATTGAAGTATTACCTATGATTGAAAACCCTGAAGCAGCTGCTGTCATTGTGATAATAGCCGACCCTGTGTTCACAAGTGCAAGATCAAATGATACGTTAGTAAGCGCAGGCGAAGCAGCTGCAATAACAGCAAAATATGTATCCATTGCCGTACCTAAAGGCAATGTTAATGCAAAGTTTGTACTGCCTGATGTAGTAATAATATTTGAGCCTACTTGCGCAGCTGATAGTGTTGTTGCTGCTGTAAAGTTTGTAGGCGCTGCTTGATATTGCCAATTTAAGCCATACGCAGAAAAAGCATCACGTGTGCTTGATATTTCTTTAGTTGTTGGATTAAACTGCAATGAAGAAAAACCATATGCAGTAGATGACGTTGTTGCTCGCATACCACTAACAAAGAAACCTTCATTAGGCGCTGCAAATGCTGTTGATTGAGAACTTAGCACAATTACTGGATTAGCAGCTAATGAATCAGTAATTGTTAAGCCCAATAAGATCGATCTGCTTATTGATGCAGTTGATTGTCTACCTATGACAAT